ATATAGATGAGATTTGGCATTGTACTTCAAAATTTGAAGTCATAAAATACTTTTTTGTTAAATCATTTATTTTAGCTTCAATATCAGCAGTTTTTAATGTTGATAAATCGTTTACTAATGGATGCATAATTACCTTTATGGTTTATTAAATTTACCAATGTATTTTAAAAATACAGTTGCACCGTGATCTACACTCCATGCTTCAATTACATAATACGCATCATTAGTAATTGTTAATGCAGGAAACGACACATCTGGAATTACTGTTCCGCCATTTGACGACGTAATTGAAGTTAAGGTTACATCAGTCGACGTTGATGCAGTAAACTGCACTCTAATATTTCCGTATTGTCCGTCATCTGGCCATTGAATAAATGTAACTGTTGTATCTTGAGCCAATGCAAAAGATTGATATATTCCATCCCATAACGAAATACTAACGGTAACATCACTAACACCGACGCCGTCAACTTCTTCATTAACTAAGTAATTACTAGCACCATAGAATTTATTGTATCTTCCATTTAAAATAATTCCCCCAACTAAATCACTAGTAACTGGATTTGTGTCAGTGGCATTTAAATTAGTTTTTAATAATGCTTTATTTTCAAATTGTATAAGCTCGGCTTTAGCCTGTGCCAATGCTGCTTGAATTCTCGTAAAATTATCACGGAATCCTTGACTATCGTTATCAACTCCTGCTACTGGATAGTTAGTAAGAATTGTGTTGGTTATAATACTACTCATATGTGGTTCCTATTGTTAAATACAATATATTTATCGGCATCGTAGCCGTTAACTTTAGTTATTGTAAATCTGTCAACTGTATAATCAAGTAATTTAAAATCAAAATTACTATATTTAATGTTTAATAAAATCTCGTCAGCTGCGCCATTCTTACAATAACAGAGTGGCACCCCTAATACAAAACCTAATTGTTTTCTATCACCCGGTTGTATAGATCGCATCCATAATGGTAAGTAATCCCACCTAACTTCACCAACATTTGATATTTGCGATCTCCACATAGTAACGTTGTCCTTTGCATACAATGTGTCTTCTAATAATGGATCTACCATATTAACGTAAATTACTTCGTATACCGGAGTTTTAGTACCGGAAATATATGCAATTGCTTTTTGTAAATTTCCAAATTTAAATCGTTTAACCTGTTCAGATAATAATTCGTTATAAGCTGAAATATGTTTAGTTTCAATGCCAGCATATATTATCATAGATAACGTTGATTGTAACCCAAACATTGAATCGTATTGTCTGTATAAGTTATCTGGAGTAAAAATAGACGGGTTATTAATAAATTTAGACCATATTGCCCTATGACTAGGTGTCATATACGGTTTAACATATATGTTACTGTAATCAATTTCATTTGGTGTATCAACTGCTATAGTAAAAGTTTTAGAAATTGCACTAATGAAATACTGGTCGTATGCTTCAACAGTAAAATTATAAACACGATCAATAGTAGTATTGTTGTTATCAAATGTTGTTTTAGTAATAGGTGTTAGATCAAATGATATAAGACCATTTTTAATATTAGAGTTATTAAACGTAGTTGAATTTATTGCTTTTCCGATAGTTGTTGCATTAGAATCAAAAAATGTATTATGAGCACGAGTACCTAAATTTGGAGTTAACATATAATCAGTTATGTTAAGATGTTGACCGGGCGCTTTCTTTAAATTGTACGTGTCAAACGTAACTCGATATACTGATGCATTAACATCAAATACAGTAGTTCTATTGTCAAAATTAATCTGATTAGAAAATTGTGATACTGTACCTAATATTTCACCGTCATATGATAGGGTTAATCCGGGTGGTAATTTTCCACCTGTTATCACATATGTTATTTGTGCATCTTTTATAGAACTAGATGCATTAATGTTAAACGTTGATACATAACCTGCATTAATTCGTCCCAGGTTAGCTGAAGTGTTCCATGTAATAATACTATCAAGTTCGCCTATAATTTTAACAGTGAATGTTCTTGACGCACGGTTTGTTTCGTCAGTGTCAACGTCTCCATATCTAATAGCAGTTACTGTAAACGTGTAGGTTGTAGTAACTGCCGGTTGTACAGGAACACGGCCGTATATTTCGCCTGTTATTAAGTCAATGTTCATATTAGGTGGCAACTTTGTAATGTCGTCAACTTCATAATATACAGCAGTTGTATCAAAAACATCTAACACAAACGTAACATAATTGTTTGCTCTAAATGTTCCTAAGTCAGAAGGAGTAAGCCATACCGGAGCTTGAATGTAAGATACATCGGACGTAAACCATTTAGCATTAGAAACTAATGATTCAGAATCTGCCCTAAACGTATCAGGATTAACTACGTAAATTTGAAATGTGTGATGCGGCGGAGTTAATGTATCACCGTCAGTTACTGCTACTACAAACTCATAAAATCTGTTAAGTGTTCGAGGTTGATTTACAAAAAAGAAATCGTACCCAATATAATCATATTTTAGTTCGTCATAACCATTTTGTCGTTGTTGATTTGCAAAATCATAAGGTCCGGCGTCATAATACCCGTGATCGTATGTTCCATTTCCTTCAGCAGGTTGTAACGTAGTAACAGATTCAACTACACCGTAAATTTTACCATCAGGAGTAAGTGATAACCCTGGCGGCAACGTGCCGTTGGTGATATAATAAGTTAACCGTTGTCCGGCAATTATATCAGAATCAAATGCGTCTATTTGATAGTTTACAAACGCATCGTCTACAACATAAAGTTGTTTGTATATGCCAATATCTAATAATCCTGCAGGTGTTAATATTACTGGGTTATCTGGGCCAGTAACTGTGATAGTAAATGTTCTATCAGAAATTTGATTATTTTTACTAGCGCGGATACAGAATGATGATGATGTATCTCGCAAAACTTCGTACGGAGTACCAAGAATGCGATTATCACTTAACCATAAGCCGTTAGGCAACTCACCAGATATTTTAGTGTATGTAACACCGTTGTCATTAGCAACAGGTAATTGTAATTCAAAATTAAGGCCTTCTTGAAATGTTCCAAGAGACCCGGAGGATTGTGTCCAAACAGTTAGTGCCATATTTGTTCTCGTTTGCAGTATTTATAAGATTTCTGCGTGTATAATACTTCGCCATAGTTATGATAAATATTAAAAAGAGACTTAACTATGACACATTTATTTACTATTCAAGACGATACTGTTATTATTAATAAATTATCAGTATCCGAAATACACAGTAACCTTGCTATTAAAGGCAATATCATTGCATACGGATCGGTTAATATCAATGGTGATTTATCATCACGTGAGATTACAGCTGATGTTTTGCGAGTTAAAAAATTAATTTCTGAGACTACTGATTTTGGTAACTGGCATGCAAAGACGTTTGACGAACTCAACGGCAAGGGGATTACTTGGAATTGCGATGCAGGATCAGTGCAACTAATTTACCGTACAGGTAATCGTATATGGACAAATAGCAACTTTGACTTATCAGTAGATTCGTCATATATGATTGATAACATTCCAGTGCTAAGTTCAAATAGTTTAGGACAAACTATTACTAGAAGTAACCTTAGACAAGTCGGTGCGTTAACTGCATTATCAGTAATTGGTACTGCATCATTAGGCGGGTTTGCATTCTTTGACGAAACTACTGCAAGGTTAGGATTAGGCACAGACGAACCAACTGCAGCTATTAGTATTTTAGATAATAATGTTGAAATTACTATCGGTAGTCCGGCATCCGGGTTAGCATCGATTGGCACTCATTCAAATCATGATATTGCATTTATTAGTGATAATACTGCTCGCATGACTATAAAAAATTCTGGCGAAATTCACATTAGTGATCAAATTAGTAAGTCAGGAGTTTTACGAGTTTTTGGTTCAATATATGCAGATTCGATAGTATCCGATGTACGGATTAACCGGTCAAGTTCTGTAGAATTTACCGCTACTAAAGACAACAACATTTACGATAAAGGGTTAGAATGGAATACTACTAATTATTCTAAGAAGTTAGTATTAATAGATAATCCATCAAGAGTGTGGACATCTGAATCTATCGACATTGCTAACGAGAGATCATATTTTATTAATGGAGACGAAGTACTTACTAGTAATGCGTTAGGGTTAAAGGTAATAAATTCGTCGTTAGTTACATTAGGTAAATTAACAGAGTTAACAGTAAACGGCAGTACATGGTTAAATGGGTCAGTTACATTAGCAAACCCGTTAACTGTAGATGCAATTACTGTAAGTACTGTTTCTTCAAATGACAGTATATCAATTCTTGCAAATAATACCGATGTAATGTATGCTACTGCAACTGAAATAATTGTAGGGTCAACCAAAGATATGCGCAGGCCAGTTAAAGTATTTGGGCCGTTGTCTATTGGTATTTCTAATCCTGATCCTACTGTTAGTTTATCAGTTAATGGAACTGTAAGTTTTAACAATAAGAAGTTTGTAAATAGTGTAAGTATTCCATCCAACGGATCCTTTTGTAAAGGTGACATTTGTTGGAATGAAAATCCAACAACTAATGGATACGTTGGCTGGATATGTATACAATCGGGCACCCCGGGCGAGTGGAAACCGTTTGGTTTATTAGGAGCGTAATGGATGATGTGAGAAATAAAATAACAGATCATACTGTCGAGTTAGAAGTGATCTATCAGCAGCGTAGATTATGGTTATATGCTAGTTCGTTAGTAGTAGTAGCAGTTATTGGTATTATTGTTAGTTGGTTTTATCTTTCTAGTCTCGATAATAATTTAATTTGGTGGGGAATTATTTCGGTTAGTTTAATAGTTAGTGTAAATTGGTGGTATTGGACAGTTAGTGCAATTGGTAAAATAGTTAGGGCGGTGCATTCTGAATATCAAATATTAAATGAGATTACATCAGATCTTGACCAAATAAAGAGTATTGTGAATTGTAAAGAAACAACTGGCAACAGTCCAGCAGTAGATAGTTGTGCTGATCTCT